AAACCGTACATCTTTGCCGATGAAATCTGAACTACCTGGCTGTCATCGTTCCACATGCCAGCGTCCGTCAATGCGTCCAGCACAGCCTTGAGCAAGTTGTCAATGTCTGGCTTGCTTGCCTTAAAGTTTCCAATTTCCGTTTTGCGTGGCGCCTTAAACACAAACAGTACATCGACCTTTACGGCGTGTTCCAATTGATTTTCTATGGACTCAAATGCAATGCGTGAAATTGCGTTTTTCCACGCATGGATCGCATGAGATTTTGGAATATACATCTTGGCGAATCCGCCACGGAACGATGCGCGATGGCGCGGCTGGGCAACTGGTACGCCTTCGACACGGAATGAGATCGGTTCAAAATCGCTCAATGTCCGTGCATTGTGCCTTGCACATGTGTGTGCGGCAATAGGCGCGGTCATCCAATTGTTTCGGCGAGCGCGGACACCATGCCGATTTGCCACGCTCGCCATTTGAACACATCAGGATCTATTGGGTCGTTTGTCAGCGCGCCAATTTCACGGCCGTGCTTGACTGCTGCGCGGATCTCATCTTTGCTCAGGTTAAGAATGCGTTTGAATGCGGCGTCACGGTCTTTGTTCACTTCGTCCTGGCTAAATACAATTTCGTTTCTCACACCAACATGCTTTGCCTTGCGTTCAACCATCTTGCATTGCAGCGCCAGTTCAGCAACTGAAATGAATGTGCGACCTAGTCCGATCTTGGCTTGCTTCACCGCCAGAACGATTGTCTCGTCGGTGTATCCTATGAGCGACAGTATCGCTGACTCATGCTGTTTGCTCGACGGAATAGCCCAGCGCGATCCGCTGAAGTATTCAAAGATGGTCTGCATTGTTTCAGGTTTCATTGTTTCTTTCTGTGGCTCTGTCTTTGACCAAGCAATGGATCTAGTTCGCTTCCACGCCGTGGCTTCATGTAATGTTTCACTTGCAAAAAATTTCGGATTTCGTCGCCAAACAAACAATCGTTAAAGCGCGTGAGTTCCAACATGCCTGTGATTGCTTCGCGCAACTGCTCAAGGTCACCCGCGATACCGTTGAGGTTGTGATTCTCACGGAGCGAGTCGCAAGCCTCGTCCAACATATCGACGAGCGATGGCGGCTGCTTCCTGCTAGGGATTTTGCGCTGCTCTTCCATTCAAAGGACTCCACGGCGTTTCCACCGTAGAGTCCCACTAGGTTGTGCTTACGCGGCGTTTCGGGGGCGAGCCGCGCCAGCACATGGGTCATGCTATCAAACATAGTAGTTTCTCCAACGACTATCGACATATTCAGATGCAATCTTAAATAAAAATCCGCCGCCAGTACCGCGCAAAGAAAAGTGTTCATACTCAATTGCAATTTCAAAGTCGTGCGCGTCATTCTTGCGGCGCCAACCATCGCAAGCGCGCCGTATTCCGACAAGGCTTTTGTAGCGCGACTGGGTCACAACCTTGGTGATGTTGTTGCCGTCTTGGCGATATCGAATATGAATGTTGCCAGTCTTGCGAGCGCAGTCAATATATCTAGGTACTTCCATTGGCTTTCCTTGCGCTAAGAATTCCCAACGACTCTTGGAACTTGCTCCAGTCGTTGGTGTCACGCGCAAGAATAGCGTGACGGATGACTTGATCTTTAAGATCGCTGACTGTTTGCTTGCGGTCAGGGAACAGCGTGTCAAATGTGTCCGACACGCGCCACACAATCGCCTTGCGCCCTGATCGCGTAACACGGCGCTGACCGCTGTCGTAGATCTGTCCATCTTTTGACAGCCAGGTGAAGCAAGGACTGCACGACTGATGCGTCAGACCAAGCAGTGTCTGCGCCTCGTCGCATGTGGCGCCCTGCAATCGTTTAAGCATTGCTAGCACCTTGCCGCGCAAGTGCGTGACATCAACAGACTGGTATGCATCCCGCGATGTAGTGCGCTGGATCACTTCAGCACCTTTTCGACCTTTGCCCAATACAGGACAGTTGCCCACTTCTTGTGACCGCGTGGGCCGCCATTATGAATGCGAGCAATGTCTTTCATGGTGGCATTCTTTGGCGCGTATCGCTTCATGTATGCGCGCACGACACGCTCCGCATATTGCTCGTTATAACAATCGTTGTAACAGCCGCCAATTGTCTGGTCGTACTCAACCGCGTCTGCCCAGTACGCCCAATGAATTTGATAGCAGCCAATTGCGGTAGGCGTCCCACAATCCCAGTCTCCCACTGCGGCACAATCACCGCCGCTCTCGATTTGCTTAATGGCTGCAAGCAAGCGCACAGTCTGCGCCTCGGTCAGCGAGTACGCGGTCGGCGCAAACGCCAACGCAAAAATAAATGGAATGTATTTCAATGGCGACCTGCTTTCTCATCTATGTCGTATGCCATGTCAGAATAAAGTTTGTCCGCCTCGTCAAAGGTTTCACAAAGTTTATATTCAGGCGCCAAGATTGATTCCATATCCCAGATGACAAGTCCGCCTTCACAGTTCCGCAGTTTTAATTGATCGGCTGCGCTGAGAATGCTGTAGTGCTGGATCATCAATGTTGCCATTGGCTCTGGATACGACAATGGATGGTGACCCACTTCGTTCTCCATGTCCGCAGGAATCAACACGATCTTGGTTCCGCGCTCGTCGTCTACGGTCTGCTCGTCCGTGTCCCAGACCTTCAACAGAATTTCCATGTACTTGTCCAGGTTCATTTGCCACCTTCCATTTTATTAAGTACATCTTTGGCTGCTTGCAATGCTTTAATTTTTGCGTCAAGATCCATAGAATCTACTGATCCAGCCAATTCAAGCATTGCAGTCAATCCCGCTGTCATTCCAAATTGAAATCCATCTTTTAAACATGATTCAAAAATATCTTTTAGCAAATCACCATCAACATGTCGTTGATAACTTTGTCTTGCCTTTAGATCTATCCATGCATTAAACAACTTTGTCAACATTGTTTGTTTAATTGCTTCATTCCATTCATCTTTAAATGCTTCTTTCATTTGCAATCCTCCAAATTTTTGAGAGTATTATTGTAGAAATTTTCGATCCATAACATAGCGGTCTTAATTTTGGCAAGTTGTTCCACGGTCATGTTATGAAGAATGTTTAAGCCAATATTGTCAGACACTTCTACATCCACGCCTGTGCGTGAGAAAATTGATAAACGAACACCAACATGGCTTGAGTAGAAGGTTGGCATCATCTCCATTGTGATGTTGTACTGACGGCAAAAGTCACCAAACATGGGGCATTTATCGTGACATGAAAACTTGAAACCGTCTTGGTTCGCATTATCTTTTAACGCCAACTCCCAACTAAGCGTGGTGGGTTCATTATTTAAACCCATGGGTGCTTCCAACGCAGCCACAGCCATGTTGTATATGTTTTGCGACAAATTTGTCTTGTTCTGAATCTCAGTAATTTCTGTGATGGTGTACACGAGTAACCTTTCTAAAAGAGGAGAGTTAGCGGCAACAATTGCCAAATTCGAGTCGCCCGACCCGATGGATCAAACATAGTTCAAGTATCGACAGGTGTCAACTTAAACTTTAGATATTTCAAGAAATATTTCAAATAATTCAAGATAAGACTTGCAATGGTCGATATACCTGCTATCAATGTAGTTCGGCGTGGGGCGTTCTCAAGCCGAACAAACTCTACTAGGAGATTGAAATGTCTGATTTAGCACTGAAACACAATGAGATTGATATGGCGCTCGTAGCGCGGACAGTCGCAAAGGGCTGTTCATCGGATGAATTGCAACTATTTGCAGCAATATGCAAGCGCACTGGGCTAGACCCATTCGCCAGGCAGATCTACGCAATCAAGCGCGGCGGCGTGATGACCACACAGGTCAGCATTGATGGCGCTCGCTTGGTTGCTCAACGCAGCGGCGAGTACGCTGGTCAGGTTGGCCCATTTTGGTGCGGCGCAGATGGCGTGTGGGTTGATGTGTGGCTGGCTAAGACGCCACCCTTGGCGGCTAAAGTTGGCGTTCACCGCCGTGGCTTTGAGCAAACATTGTTTGCCGTTGCCATTTGGAGCGAGTATGCACAAACGCAAGGCAACATGTGGGCTAAATTTCCAAGCGTCATGCTTGCGAAGTGCGCTGAGATGATTGCATTGCGTCGAGCATTCCCAGCCGAACTGTCAGGCTTGTACTCAACTGAGGAAATGAGCCAGGCAGATGATCATCAATCAGGCCATGGTAGCCCGATTCATAGCCCGATTGTCGTGTCAGCGCCGCAAGCGCAAGTTGTCGCCGCCAAACGAGCGGAACCAAAGCAGCCACAAATTGCTGCTTCGGTTGGAATCGACAACATTGTAGAGCGGGCTGACACGGCGACCTATGTTGAGTCAACCGTAGTCGAGGCGCCAAAGGCGAAGCCAGCGCCGAAGGCAAAGACAGCAGCGCCAGCGCCTGTAAGCGGTGGACTGCATCACCGCGCTAGTCGTGTGCCTGGTGATGCGACGATTCAGGTTGAGCCTGTGTATATCCGCAAGGTTGGCGAGCCAAAGCCAACTAAGGTTGGGACTTCTCGCACTGGCATTCTTGTGCAGGACAGCATAAAGGAGTACTGGGTGTCATGTTTTGATGACAAAATAGTTGACTGCTGCCGCAATGCAATTGACGCGGAATGCAGGATGCAACTGTTAGCGGTGAATAACGAGAAGGGGATTACGCTCTACGGTGTGCGCGAGTACCTGAGCGATGAAGTGACAGTGCCAGCGGAAGAGGAAGTTCCTCAGCCGAAGCCGATTGATATTGACGAGATCCCATTCTAAAAACTTAGGGGCTGGCGGTTCTCGACGGAGCCGTCAGCCTCGCTCTTACAAGGAAATCAAATGAACAAAGCAGAATTTCAAAAATTAATTTCTACATTTCAAACAAATAAATGGAAAATAGAAGAATTATCGCGTGATTTAAATGATGAAATAATTGGTCAAACAATTATACAAGAAAGATTAAGGGTTTTTATTGATAAAAATTATCCTGAAATCAGCAATATTTTAGTAATTAAACCAACTTTATACAACTCTCAATTTCCAAAAAGGAATCCACAATGAACAGCATCACACAACGAATATTTACGGCGTCCGCAGCAGCGGTGGCATTGGAAGAGTTAATTGCAGCAAGCGAAGCCAACGGCGGCGACATCAGCGCCGTGGAAGGCCAGATTGATTGGCTGGCATCACAGTCCACAGACTTGGCTCCTGCCATAGACGATCTGTTGGCTATCGCAAGCGAGATTGAACACCGCGCAGCAGGGCGCAAGCAGGAAGCCAAGCGCATTGCCGACCTAGCAAAGCGCGACCAAGCCATTGCGGACTGGATGAAAGGTCAGATCACCCGCGTGTTGGAATCGAGTGGCGCCACATCAATTCAGACGCCAAGACATAAGGTGACGCTTGCTACGCCTGGCGGAGTCCGAGCGCTGGAGATCGTGGGCGATGTTCCTGAAGCGTTTAGCACCACCGTGACTACGGTCGTTCCAAACAAGGAACTGATCCGCGCCACGCTAGAAGCAGGTCAATCGCTACCATTTGCAATGCTTCATTCCAAGCAGAAAGTACTCAAGGTTTCATAATGGGTTTATACGCAATAGAGTTAGTCAACGCAGCCGTTCAAATCGCATTGAAGCGCCGTGGATTTAGTTATCCATCGTCACCGCAAGAGCGATCAAGAGATGCAATTACGGCGCGCATACTGATCTATGATGCCATGCGTTCGCTGACAGGCAACAGCGTCACAGGAAGCGCTGTATCTGTTGGCGCTAGCACGGCCAGTGGCAAATCATTTGAGGAACGGTGCCAGACCTACGCATCGCCTGACGAGCGCTTGCTGTGGATCGCGGAGGTTCGCAGTCTGATTGAAGAGTCGATGAAGGTGAAGAAGTGAACTACATATCCGTGTGCAGCGGCATTGAGGCCGCAAGCGTTGCGTGGCATCCGCTTGGTTGGAATTGCCTTGGCGTATCTGAAATAGAACCGTTTCCTTGCGCTGTGTTAAATTATCACTATCCCAATGTTCCCAACTTCGGGGACATGACAAAATTTAAAGAATGGAATATCAATGGAGCAATCGATCTTCTCGTGGGGGGAACTCCCTGCCAGTCCTTTAGCGTTGCAGGACTCCGTCAAGGACTTAAAGATCCACGCGGAAACCTCATGCTCACTTTTCTTGCAATCGCTGAACATTTCAAACCCAAATGGATTCTGTGGGAAAATGTCCCCGGTGTTTTGTTATCAAACGGAGGAAAAGATTTTGGTTCCTTCCTCGGAGGCTTGGGGGAATTGGGGTATGGGTTCGCCTACCGAGTTCTTGACGCTCAATGGTGCAGAACACACCGGCACCCAAGAGCCGTGCCGCAGCGTCGAAGGCGTGTGTTCGTTGTCGGATGTGCTGGAGATCACATTAGTGCCGCAAAGGTTTTATTTGAGCGCGAAAGCCTGCAGCGGTATTCTGCGCCGCGCCGAGCGACGAGGCAAGGAATTGCCGACAATGTTGAGGAAGGCGTTGGAGGCGGTGGCGATGTTGTAGCGGCAACATTCACCGCACGAACTGGAGAGGCAAGAAATAATTCTGAACATTTAGTTGCCGATGTTGCAACGGTAGACGCACGGAATAATTTTGATCGTAGGGATAGTCAGCACTTAGACAGACTGATTCCGTGCTGGTGGGATGGCGGGCAAGTAAGTCAAACACTTGATGCTGTACTTTCAAAAGGGCAAACAATGCCTGAAAAAAATAGATTTCCTGCGGTGTTACAACCATATAATATAGTTTTTAGTGATTCAAATGGGAAAAGAAAAGATCGTATAAATGGCGGCTTATCTATAAACAAAACAGATGTTTCTACTTCTTTAACACAAGCGGAATCTGATACAAAAATCCTTACGGATGTACACGCTGTTGCACTTGTTCAAACCATGCAAGTGCGCCGCTTGACTCCAACCGAATGCGAACGCTTGCAAGGCTTTCCCGATGGTTGGACGGCAATACCCTGGAAGAAGAAGCCAGCGGATCAATGCCCCGATGGGCCACGATACAAGGCGTTGGGTAACAGCATGGCTGTGAACTGCATGGAATGGCTAGGCGAGCGAATACAGGCGGTAGAAAGCGGGACGCTATGACATTGCCACACGAAGAAGTCAACGCACTCAAGATGACACGCGAGTTCCTGTACAAGTTGTTGATCGTAAAGGGAACGCCAAAGTGGATTAAAGACGAGGCGCGGTGCTGTCTTAGGCATTATCCAATTGTGATTGACGACACTTATTGCAGTGGGAAGGCTAGCAAGTTAGACTAGGGGCATGTTCAAGGCCTCTTTCAAATTCAATGCGTTTAATCCTTCAGGTTGGTGCTTGGCCTTGAACATCCTGCATCAGCCTGTTGGACTAAACGCATTTAGGAAACAATATGAAAGAATCAAATACATCACCGTGGATGGCGTTCTGGGGCGAAGACTTTAATAGATCGACGATTGGTTGGTCACTAGAGGAGCGTGGCGCGTACCACTTCCTGTTGTGGCATTCATGGTCGTGCGATGGACTGCCACCCGAACTGGACAGGATCTTTAGGCTTGACCCAGACCTGAAGCGATTGTGGCCGTGCCTTGAATCTAAGTTCCCAATAGCAGAAGACGGTCGCCGCAGGAACCCACGCCAGGAGCGCGGTCGCTTGGAAATGCTTGACATGTGTTCTAAAAAGAGTAGGGCTGGCAAGTTGGGTGCGGATAAAAGACATGGCACATGCCATGCGTCTGCCATACCTCGTGCCATACCTCCTGCCATCAGTTTGCCAGTGGCAGAACCTGTGGCAAACGCTTGGCAGAACACATGGCAAACCGATGGCTATTCACCTTCACCTTCACCTCTACCTTCACTTTCACTTTCACCTTCAATTCCAAGTGCTATAAAACATACGCTCAACGGCGTTGCCGTCGAGCCAGAATGTGACCGCAAAAGAAAGCCCGCAAGCAGCATCAGCGATCAAGACTGCGAGCGAGTGTGGGAATTGTTTCCGCGCAAGGTCGGCAAGAAAAAGGCGTTCGTTCTAATTCGCAAAGTGGCAACCGAGATCGCATACAGCGACGAATACGATCAGGACGAACCCAGCGCTGGCATCGAGGTGCTGTGCGAGCGCGTCAGATTGTTCGCCAAAGAGTGCCAACTGAAAGACCCGCAATATATCGCCCACCCATGCACTTGGCTCAACGGCGGACGGTATCTTGATCCGATACAGGTCACAGAAACGCATTAGATGACAGCCACGGCGTTTGTGGCGATAATTGGTCTGTAGGTATTACCAAAGTAAAGAATCGATCCTAGAGCATTTAACAGAATGGAGCATGACATGGATGCATTGCTAATTGGACAGGCTTGGGAGTTAAAGTTGATTGATAATGTGGCCGACTCGATCCGAAGATCGAAGTGGCTCAACGGTGATCAGAAGATTGCAATCTTGCAACTGAGTTACGAGTACTCAGGACTGTTCGCCCAGGTGCTGGCGCATCGACTAACCCAGACAGGCGAGCCGATGCCGATTGAGCCAGTTGACATCCCATACAAGAACGAGTTTGAGGTGGTGTTGCATCCTGACAAACTTGACCCATATCACAAGTTGATCGTTCTAGACTCAGGGTGCCTGACAGGTGGCAACTTTACGCGCATCAGGTCGCAACTCTACAACTACGGATACAGACCACAAGACTTGATCTTCGTTTGCCTGGCTTGCAGTACGGAATCGTTCTTCACGCCCGATCACTGCCCATTGTATTTTGATGGCCGTGCTTCAATGGTTCACTTCTGGTGGGAGTGCAAGACAACCAAGTTTGATTGATATGTACAGAAACTGCAAAAATTTATACAGGAGCGACAGATATGAATACATTTTTGATTATTACTTTGTTGGTCATTATCGTCATTGAAATCTTCCTGATTGGATTTTGGGTTGGTAGCCATTGCCAATGGTGGCGATAATTGTCCTATGACGGACAATTGACGATATCCCGACACTTTGTCGGGATTAGTGTCGCAACTTGTCTTGTAATTGTTTTTAGTTTGTTTTTGTTTTGTTTTGTGTTTAATTTGTTATTAGTGTCATCAGCGACACTAATGCAATGTTCCAATAGTGTCACTAGCGACACGAATGCAATGCCTACCATATGTCTAGTGAATATCCATGTATAATTGTGGATACACCCCGATACATGCAGGAATACTCATGTTTTGACCCCGATAAAATATGCGATAATGTATAACTATTGACTTTATGCAATGAAAATATGTAACATCTTCTTACATGAGCAGAATCAAAGTGGCACTAAACGAGCATGGATACCGCATTGGTGCAACGCACCAGCGCGCTCGACACTCGGAGCAAACCGTGGATAAAATTAGAATTATGCATGAAACACATGGATACGGATACCGCAAGATCAGCGCAATGCTTGGAATTGGGCGTTCTACGGTACAAAAGGTGTGCAAGTACTTGATTCGCGGGCAAGCGCCGCACGAATATAGGGTGATTGATGGTTAAGAAGCCGAAGAGCGATGATGTTTTTATCTATACGCTGATTGATCCTAGAAACGGTCAAGTTAAGTATGTAGGAAAAACAGTAGATCCTAAAGACAGACTTAGGAGACATATAGCAATTCGTCTTGATCAGCCAATGACTAAGTGCAAGCAATGGATTGCACAATTGTTGGCATCTGGACTTCGTCCATTGATGAGCGTAATTGATACTTGCAAGACATCTGACTGGGAATCTGTAGAGAAAATGTACATTAAAAAATTTAGAGATTCTGGAGTGGACATTACAAACATTGCAGATGGCGGTGCAATGCCTAGCCAGACAATCGAACAGCGAAGAAATTCAGCCAAGAAAATGAATGCTAAGTGCAGAAATAAACCTAAATGTTATCTTAGATTGTTATTGGCTGAACTTGGTAGACATGCAATTAGATTTAAAAATCTAAACAACATGGAAAGTTATGAAAAAATGAGAAATGCCCAAGAGATTGTTAGGAATTCTTGTGGTAAAGCAAGGGAACGATTGATTGAATTGGCAAAAGAAAAGTTTGAGATAAACAATGGCAAAAGTAACCAGACCATCGCGGCTTCTTGATCCTGTAAGACCTGGCCCGATCTGCAAGTACACAGTTGAATTGGCAGATGAGATTTGCCATAGGTTGTCTTTAGGGGAATCTTTGCGGACTATCTGTAAAGATAAGGCAATGCCAAGTATGGCAACTATCATGCGATGGTTGAATGAAATCGAGGATTTCGAGAGCAAGTATATGCGCGCAAGGGCATTCCAAGCACATGTTTGGATAGATGAAATGAGGGATTTATCCACTTCCGAACCTGAGCGAAACCCTGTGACTGGCGCGCTCGACTCTGCTAGCGTGAATCACATCCGCAACCAGGTATCTACCCTGCAATGGCTAGCAATGAAACTGAACCCGAAGCGTTACGGTGATCGCACGGCCGTGGAACATCAAGGCGGCATCAGCCTGACGGTGGTAACTGGCGTTCCCCAGCCTGACGCCATTACAGGACGAAAGCCCGATGCTAAACAGATCACATGAGCAACACGCATCTAGCAGTGGATTACTCTCCTCGCGAATGGCAACGCAACTGCCATTACGCCCTGAAGCGGTTCAATGTGTTTGTTCTGCACCGTCGAGCGGGGAAGACGGAACTGGCGATCATGGAGTTGCTGGACAAAGCCATGCGGTTCGACAAAGGAATGGGCTTATTCTTTTATATCGCGCCATTCTTGAAGCAGGCAAAGGCAATTGCATGGTCGAGGATAAAGCACAAGTTGCAACCGATGATTGGGACTGGCGCCGTAACGATCAATGAATCTGAATTGACCGTAACATTTGGACACAACGCCAGCGTGATCAGGATCTTTGGTGCCGATAATCCCGATGCGATGCGCGGTGTGCGCCTAGACGGCTGTGTTATTGACGAAGTTGCACAAATTAAGCCCGAAGTGTGGAATGATATAATTCAGCCAACGCTGTCAGATCGTAACGGCTGGGCGATATTTACAGGCACACCCAACGGCGTCAACCTGTTTAGCGAGATCTTCTACAAGGCGCAGAAGTTGCCTGACTGGCATGCCGCCATCTACACCGTCTACGACACGGACGCCGTGATCCCATCCGAAGTCGAGCGCTTGCGCCGCGACATGACGGAAACATCATTCAGCCGCGAGTACCTGTGCGACT